TTAGATCCTTTGCTTAAAGCTTCTGATAACATATCTTTTTCATCATTTGTTAAATAAATTATTTCATCAAGATTGCCCCACTCTTGTACCTGGGTAGCTTCTTTTACTCTTTGAGAAACTGATTCAGATAAATTTGTAAAATCAATTGGTTTTACACTAATAACACCAGATTTTATAGCATATGCCATAGGATCATCGTCTAACTCTTTTATTTTATTTTCTTGCAATTTTTCTGCAAAAATTAATCCTTCTAATGCTGTTGTAACATTTTCATAATCATAGGGTTCGGATCTTTCATCTATGCTTTTATTTAAAGACATTACATAGCCAACCATTTGATCTTTATTCATACCAGCCATTTTGGTTTTCACTTCAAAAATATAGTTTAATTTATCTAGATCTTTAAGTATTTCAGCAGATTTTTCATTAATTTCTTCATAATCGTAAATACTAATTAAATCAGTAAACTCTTTAATATCTTTATAAGAAGGAAAATCTGTTTGTTTTAACGTTCCTGTTTCTTTTAAAATGGTTCCAGCTATTTCAAGTTTTTCTGAAATAGAATCTAAACTCATCATTAAACTATCGATTTCTTTTTGATCAGCTTCTTTTGCTTTTGTTTTTATTTGTTCAAATATTGTTTTGGCAAATTTATAAGCTTCAATTTCAAAAGTTGTATCTTTTATTCCTTTTTCGCCATATCCAAGTATTCCTTGCTGTAATTTATTTATTTGGATTTGAGCTGTTTCTGGATTTTGTTTTTTTAACCCATCAGCAAGGTTCATTAAAAAATTTAAATTATTTAAATCTTGGCTTACCATGTTTCCAAACGGATTTTTGTCTGCTTCATTTTGCAATAACAAAATTGTTGCGGCACTTGGCGTACCCCCATTTTCTAATATTTTACGTTGCTCAACAATATCTTTTTTTAAATTGGTTAAAGAACCTTTTTGCAAACTAATATTATTATTATAATCAGTTCTAAGTTTATTCATAAAAATATCTGTTTCAACTAAAGTATGACCAGGCAAAGGCTTTGTTGCAGATGATTCTATAATGTCTCGTTGATCAGAAAGTGTCATTTGACTAAATGTAAATAATGTATTGTTTTGAACGGCAGTTTTATATGTATCTGCTGCCCATTTATTTACATCTATTTCAGATATCTGAAGCTCTAATAAAACTTGTTTTTCTTTTTCAATTGTATTTTTAATACTTTCTGGGTTCATTCCTGGTAGTATTGAATCATTAATAATATTTTGCTGCGCATCACCCATTTTTATAATATTTTTTTCTTGAAGTTCTTTAGCGTATTTTGCTGATTGCCATATGTTGTATTTATTTATTGCTAAATCAGTTCTGCCAGTTAATTTTTGCTGAAGAACAGAACCAGCCACAGGATCAAACACATTTAGACTTTCGCTAAACCCGTCATTTATATCTGCTAATGCTTGATTAATAACTGACGCTGGCGTGTTGTTTAATTCTCCAGCAGCCAAAACATTGTTTATTTGCACTTGAGCATCTGTTTCTATTTCAGCAATAGCTAATCGAGCGCCTAGCTCATAGGCAGCTTTTTCAGATATTGTTTTAGCACCGCCCTGGGCTTCTAACTTTTCTAATGTAAGCGCTCCACCTTCTTTGCGCACTCTTTCTTGGCCCAGTAATGTTTCTTTTTCTATTGTTTTTTTAAATAAAAAGTTAGACATTCGCCCAACAGATTCAGAAATTGTACTTCCTAATCTTGCACTTTCTCTAGCGTCAGCAAAATCTATAGATCGAGGTTGACGAGCTTGTATTCCTAAACGTTGATATTTTGGTAGTAAAGCCATTGTAACCTCAAATAATTATTTTTCCAATTGACTGCGCTCTAAATCCATAATCAAGTGCTGTTTCTGCTGCACCAAGATAAGAAGTTGTTCTAGCAGTTTGCCCAGCGCCTTTATAAATTGCAGCTTGATGCGTTGCTTGACCCAATGCTAAAATTGCATTTCCTTCTGATAAATTAAATTCTCGAATACCTTCGCCCATTGCAGCGCTTTGCATTGTTTTTGCAGAACCAGACCTGGGATCAACACCACCAAAAGCAGCATTATTTATAATTGTTGCTAATGTTTCATTTAACCTGGCTAGTGCTGATACTCCTTGCTGCTTATAAGCAATAGCTTCAGACCTACCTCTTAATTTTTCTTGAGAAGCTTTTTCATTATATTCTCTCTGCCTAGCGCTACCTTCTGCTATTTTTCCAGCTATTCCTATTCCAGCTAATGCTAATTGCATATCAATTCCCCACGCTCATTTTGTATTCTAATCCTAATACATTCATTTTTAATGGAGCGCTTTGCGTTAATGTTATTTGCCCAGATTTAGTGTATCCAAGTAAAGCATGCGCTGTTTTTGTTCCTGTAAATTCAAGTATTGGTGTATCTGTTGCTTGACCAAAATTTCTAAAAGCTATTGATTGATTATTAATTTTTAAGTTTTGAGTATTGTGTACTAAAGCGTCAACTTGCAAAATTCTTTTTTGTACGCCTTGCGTTGACCCAGAAGATAACGTTGGTTCAGCTGGCATTGTTTTTGCTGTAACTGTGAAATCATACCCTATTTCCCAAGACGCTGTTGCTGGAGAAGGAAAAGTAACAACTGAAGTATTTGGCAAAACTTGAGTTGGATCAACAAGTCCATCCCTTACAGTACTAACTGTAGCACCAACTCGCACCCACAATCCAGCACTTACTGTTGAAACTGGAAAACTTGTACCTTTTCTTGATGAATCAAGCAAATATGTAGAATCAAATTTTTCTAAGTTATAGCTCGTTGACAAACTTCCAACAGTTCTTTTTACAATAACATATACATCCGAAACATCTACGCCCACAGCCTCAAATGTTCCCAAAGTTGTAAATCGAGAAGGCGCTATAACATTTTGGCCAATTAAAATAGAATACACTGCTAATGAACCATCTTCCCCATTTACAATAAAAATTTTATCTGCTTCATCTGTTGATGTTGCTCGAACAGACGCAATATCTGTTGGTGTTTTTAGTAAGTGTGAACTTAATACAGACAATGATTGTACCTGGTATTGTGCTGTAGAATCTGTGTATTGAAATGCGTTTAGGGTTTTGCCTTGTCTTTGTATAAATACTGAAGCACCATTTAAATCTTCAATAGGTAAACCTGGTTTTGAGCCAAGTTGTGTTTGTGGTCTTACTAGAAAATTAGCTGGCGTAATAGCAGCGTTTTCGCTTTGTTGAATAATAAACTCACCACCTGTTGTGAATATTCTTAAATTTGATGCTGATACAACATTAACAATTGCGTTTAATTGTGCAGCATTAATAGTTGCTTCTACTGATTCATTATCTAAACCAGTTCCAGGTTCAAAATTAAAATAATCTATAGTTCGAGAACCCCATAAAGTATTTGATCTTGTTTTAGAGCCACCAAAATACAATCTTCCTTCGTGAAAACATGACGACCTGGGCCACCCTCTTGTGTTTGACCAGGTATCTTCATACCCATGTTCACTTTCCCAACCACCAGCTACTACAGGAGTAAGGTCAAAAAATGGTGTTTCTACAACTGCTTTCATTACTGTTGCCGATACATATTCTACATATCTAGCTCTACCAAATGTTGTTAATACACTAGCATATTCTCCAACTGCTGCTGGTGCAAACGCTTCAATTTTATAATGAGTTGTATTGTCTGGCGCTGTAGTCCAATTAGTAAAAACTGTTAATACTTTTGTAGAAGCAACAAAACTTTCTACATGCCTTGTTTGCCCTGATCCAGTGCCAGATGTTAAAGTAATAAACATTCCATTTGGGTAATTATCAGCATAAGAACTAGAGCTTTTTACAGTTATCGTACTTGCAGATCCAGCTTGTGCCTGACCTGTTTCAGTAGAGACTGAAGAAGCTGTAATTGTAATATTACCTTCTGTTGCTGATGGCGCAATTGAAAAATTAGGATTATGTGTATCAAAATTAAAAGCGTATTTGGGAATATTAGTAAAAGGTACATTTTCATAAGTCCAACTCGTATCGCTATTTCTAATTAATCTTTTTGTTTCTAAATCTTCATGGCATAAAATTAAAGTTTCTACTGCTTGCGTGTAATTTATTTCATCTAACATAGCTGGTGTTATACCAGCACAAGTTATAAAACTAGCTCCATTAACAGTTAATGCAACGCCATCTTTAAAAACATATATTCTTCCAGTGGTACTATGTGCAGTTAAAACTAAAATATAACTATCTGATACACTGAACTCAAAAGATATTAATTTAAATTTATTATAATTAGCTGGAGTTGGAAAACCACCAATCTTCACCAATCCATCTCTGCGTGTTATTCCACCTTGCGGTTGAACTAATATGTTTGTTGCTTCTTCTAATGCATTACCATATTGCTCGATATCTGTTCTGGATCTTATTAAAGGATCAATTTCCCCAACAGAAAAGTTTGTTTGAAATTGTGTAATCCTCATGTTAGTTTCTCACAGCGATTAAACTATAATCTTGTACTACCTTATTTATTTGCCCTCTAGAATCAATGTTAGCTGCTTCTCTAAACAAACCACCTCTGCCACTTTCACCAGGCGTTCCCACTGCCATTGTTCTAAAATAATCAGCTTTTTGTGTTTGATCTGTTACAGGTATAGCTAACTCACCAGCCAACGCAGTTCTTAACATTCTAACAAAATATACTGGTAAATCTGATTCTGCTATTGTTGTTTGGTAATCAATATATACTGTTTCTAAATTAGTATAAACCTGGTCATCATATAATTCCCAACCATAGTTTAATGAATTTGCTGAAGCAGATCCGCTAGAGAATAATGCAATTACACCTGTTAAAATACTACCTGGTAATTGATAAGCATATTTCCATTCATTTAATGGAGCTGTTGCTAACCTGGCTAATTTTACTTTTTTTAATGACCAAGACCAGGGGTATCTACTTATTAAAGTATCTCTTAGATCTGGATATAATCTGGAGCATGCAGACGCTAAATCTGTACCCTCGCTGAAACTACTTATTGTGGTAGATCCTAAAAGAATTAAAGCATCAGAACAAATTGAAATATCTGTATCACCAGTTGCCATTACTTACTCCTTTAATGTTTGGGGGGCCAACAATCCAGCCCCCCAATATCTTATGTTACGCCAATCGCTGTACCAGCAGAAACATCAACTGTTCCACCAGAATTTGATATGACTACAGACCATGTAGCAGTAGGTGTATTTGAATCAAAATGATAAATTACGTCTCCCACTGACAAAGAGTCTGACAAACTATTAAAGTAGTTTGCGCCAGTTACAGCCGCTTTTGCGTCAGCGCTTGTGTAACTGTATATTGCTGGAGCGCTACCACGCTTAGATGCTGCGATAGTTGCCCAACCTGTTGCTGAAAATGCCATAAATATTTCTCCTTATTCTGTACAATGAATTTTAACGATGCCTTCACCGTCAATTGCATGTGAACCAGCAGAAAACATTGAAGACACTAAGAATGAAGTTTTTTCTGGAATGTAATTAACTTCAGTTCTTTGAGCCATTGAGTCTGCATAACCCATTGCATCAGTATGCCAAGCAAAGCATGTTCTGGTGCTAGGTTTTGGAATACCGCCTTCGTCGCGATCTCCCATTGTAAGAATCTTAAAGCCCATAAAAGAATCAATTTCTCCACGGACAAGAGCCTTAACTGTTGCAAAATCTGAGCTAGTCGCTTCTGTTTCACCCAATAATGAATCAAGCTGAGAAGCATGCATTAACAAATGCCGCCCTTCACTTGGTACATTTTTTTGGTTTAGGTGTTTTGCAGTTGCTCTTAACTTCTCAACATTCATGTTAGTACCAGCACCGCCTATTGTTGTTGCGACAGTGCTTGTTCCTGTAGCAGCATTAAGTGCGTCAATACTAAGTTGATCCATGCGTCTTGCAATTGACTTAGAAACAACTTGAACCAACTCACGTCGTTCATCAAAATTGATGTGTGATTGGTGAAAGATGTCTGAATATTCAGCTGCGATATAATCTGACATGGTTAGTGTGACATGAGAATATGTCACGTTTAATGGTGTAACATCCGTTTGAGGAACGCGAACTGTTGCGACCCCTTTTCCGATCTTAGGGAATTTTACGGTATTACCAGCTACACCTGAGCGAGTTCGCATAGTTCCACGAAGAATACTCTCCGCTTGATATGCTTGTTTAACTTCTGAATCAAAAAGAGTTACAAAAGCATTAGTGACGTTCTGCGCCATAGCAGATACCTCCATTTTAGGTTTCGATTATGACACGATCCGTTGTCCGTAATAGGGCGGTTCGCTAACGTATTTTGGCTGCGCTAACCAACAGAATTACTGTATAGACGGGCCAAACGGTTAACCGTCCATTTACAACTAGCAAAGTTTTTTTATTAAATCAAGAGTTATGAAGCTTGAGACATCCATTGTCTTTCAAATTTTTGTCTGAAATTCTGATCGGTGTTCCATCTTGGGTCGGCAATAGCCGTATCTAAATCTTCTTTTGATAGCTCTTGAGCTTGCACTACTGGTGTAATTGGTATGCTTTCATTTGTTATTGACTGATGTAATTTTACAAAAGCATTAATAGAATCAGCAGATGTTAGGGTAGCAGCAATTGCTTCTCTTTCTGTTGTTGTTAAAGGAGCTTTTTGCAAAATTCTTTCAGCCATTTGAATTTTTTCTGGCCCTCTTTCACCAAGCTTTGCCATTTCTTGTGCTTTATTATAAGACGTTGCTTCCTCTTCTTGTTTGCTTATTTCAAACACTTTAGTTGCTAAATCTTCAAAAGCAGCCTGACTAACGCCATTTTCTTTGGCCCATGCTGTATAAATATTTAAAGAAGCGTCTTCACCATCTAATCCCTGGTCAACTAAAGTTGATACATCATAACTTTCTGGAGCTTTGTGCTTACCAGCTTTGAATTTTTTTTCTAACTCTGTATAGCTTTTTGCTAATTTCTCATTATCAGCGCCCTCATCATTCCAAAATTTTGCTGGAAACCAATCTGGTCGTTCTGCAATTTCTTCTTTTACCTCTGGTTCTGCTTCCATTGGTTCTGAGTCTGCATGTAATGGAATAGGCTTTTCTTCTACATTTTCAACTTCTACTTCCACATTTGGGTTTACCATTGGTGTTTCTTGTTCTTCATCCATTGTTACTATTCTCCACTCTTTTTTCAATTTTTCTAACTAACTCTGCCATACCTTCACGCGCATAACCATAACTTGCGTCTTCCCCAGGATACCAGGTTGGTTGTTCAATAGTTATAGCGCGAAGATGACTTAATACTTTTTGCCCTTCAGCACTTTTAAATAATTTTCCATAAAGTAAATCTATTTCATCAACTCTAGGTGTATTGTTTTGAGCTGGGCTTAAACCTTCCCATCCTTCTCTTAAATTCATTGCATTGATTCCATTGTTGCTCCACCATCATTTACCATTTGTGCCTGTTGTTCAGCCATCATTTGCTCTTGAGCAGCTTCCATCATTTGCTGCTGTTCTTCTGGTGTTGTAAGTAATTTCTGATCGATATTCATTTTTTCTGCTAAGAACTGTGTAATTCTAGGAATTGATAATGATCGTTGACCTTCTGGCCCTAGCGCTTCAGCAATCTGCATAAACTGTACAACTTCATTAACCTCAGATAGTCTTTGTGTTTGCGCTAAAGGCGCTACTGGCGTTATTTTAACTTCAATTCCATTTACTTTTAATGGTAAATCAATAAATCCTTGCTGATCCATAATGTATAATATTCTTGATACAACTGGCATCATTGTTTCATTTATAAGTCTGCCAAAAGCTGAACCAAGATTAGTAGCCAATTCCCTGGATCTTTCTGCTATTTCTGTTGCAGATCGAGCAGACATATTATCTGGCGGCAATGTATCATCCATAAGTATTTTTTTAATATTCATACGTAAATCATTTGTTATAATTTGACTAACGTTGAAATCACCAGCCCTGGGTAAAGGAGCAAGTGACGCGCCTTGTGGGCCACCGTTTCTGGCCACAGCAATAATTGCCCCTGGTGCAATTTGAATATTTTGTGGATTAATAATGCCATCATCTGCTGCTGTATAAACACCAGCAATAGCTAATGAAGCATTCTTCAAAACTAACTCAACTGTTTTATTTAGAGTTTTTATATCCGCTATTGCTGTAACAAGCGGCCCTCTACCGTATATTTCTCCAGCTACTTTCATGTACCTGGCAACAATAAATGGTGAAGATTTTAATGTTCGATACACCAGCTCTTGTTTTTTTGCTGGCCAAATAACATGGTAACAAAATATACCCATTTCATAATCAAAAATAACAGCATCAATTAAATCAATTTCCTGTGATGGATTATCTCTAATTATCTGATCAAGCTCTACACTCATTTCCGCATCTGGAAATTCTTGCATAATTGTTTCAGCTTTCATTTTAAGCTTACGATACACGTTATCAACATTACCGTATGTACCTTCTTCAATGGCAACGAGGTATTGTGGAATAGGCGTAAACCGTATGGGGGTTGTTTCATCTCCTGGCGTAATCATCATTACAGCAGTACCAACGCATAGATCGAGTAAAAACTCTCCCATTGCCAGGTCAAAGTTTGTTTGGCGTAAAACCTCAAACATTCTATTTGTATATTGATCTAATGCTTCCTGGGCTTCTCTTTTTTGTTCTTCTGGAATTGCGCTGCCTGTTTCTAATCTGCACCATTCTTTTTGTGGAGGAAATAAGCCAGCTTGTATTCTATTGGCAAATCTTTGTGTTGCATGAATGGCTGTAGAATCAAAAACACGTTCCATTTTATTTTGACCAGGTACGCTGCCCTCATATTGACCGCCATATAAATTTCTTTGCGGCAATGCAAATTCGTAGCATTCTTGGTATATATTTCTCCACTGGTCTTTTCTGGTTTGTGCTTTTGCTTCACGCTCGATTACCTGGGAAACGTTTAATCTTGGCATATTAAATTCCAATCACATTAAGATTTTTTTGGTTTTTTCTTAGGTTTTGGCGCTACACCACCCTCCCAGGCTTCATTTATATCGGGCGTTGATGCGTCATCACCTCTTAATTGACCCGTTTCAGTTCTTGCTCTTTTTGGAGCGACATCTAGTATTTTATAGACTCTTTTGTCTTTTTTAATTTGTGTCAATAGTTTGGCCCCTTATTGCTGCTGCTACCAAGCATTGATTGACCACCGCCCAAAGATAAACGTGATTTTCCCCCCATGAAATTTGAAGAAAACAAAGAAAATATACTACCTCTTGAGGTCAATTGTTGATTTGCCTGTATTTTTTTCATTTCAGATTCTCGTCTTGCATCAGCACTTGCAGACTGTCCATCTTGTACTTTTTGCGCTTTTATTTCTGCTTCTGTCTTAACTCTTTTACTACTTCCAAAAATTCCTGACATTTTAAAACCTCACCATCATGTAATAATCTGCGCCTTCTGGCCCAAATTTTGTCATAGTTGACTCTACCTCGAAACCTAAAGCTTTTGCAAACCTAAATGCAGTCGTATTGTCCTTTTTTACACAGATTTGTAACCTATTTACGTCATAATCCCCTATTGCGATATCTATTAGAGACTTTGACCCCCTTATAAACGATATCGCATGTTGCTCTATTCCTTCACTTGGCAGCATCCAGACTTCCATTAATCCAGGCCAGACAAATCTCAAGCCAAAAACGGCAACAACACGGCCTTTTCCGATAGCTGCCCAGCTTAATTTTGGGTCTGCGTTGTCCCAAACATAATCTAGGTAGTTCGGAATAAGGTTTGCGTAGAGCTGTTCATGTTCTTTTAGTTTTAGTCTTTGTAAATGAATGTATGAAAGCGGTACAATTTGCTCGTCGTGGTTCATTTTTACATCTGGAAATTGAATAAGGGGCATTAAAATACATTAAAGTCTGTTTTTGCTGAGAATGTTTGTCCTCCAGCAAAGGTTGTTCCGTAAGTTCCGCGCCTTAATCTTCGTTGCTCTCCTCCACCAAGCATTAGATATCCGAATGCATCACCACAATGTGAATGTTCGTTTTTAACTGGCATATCTTTATAGCGCTCTTGCCCAGCTCCCAGGCTTTGTCTTTTAAAAAAATACCCACCAGCTAGTGATTTACGCAATCTATTGCATTTTTTATTAATCATGAGTCCTGGTTTACCACTAACAAGTCTATTCATGGGGGAAGCTGCTGCTTCTCGACGCACACCAAAAGCATTACTATCAGTTGGATTAGCTTTAAACCCAATAGATCGAAGATGATCAAAAGCGGTTACTTCATAGATTTCATCGCGTTTATTACCAGCTGGATCGCCCCAGATAATAACTTCAGCTTTATCATACCTGGCAGCAATTGTTGCTAAGAGTTCCTGGCCAAAGCGCTCAAGACCCATATTAAACGTTACAAGCTCATCAATTATACGCCAAGATCCTCCAGCGGTTCGCTGTCCAAATATAGCTGCTGGTGTTAGGCCAAAGTCTACACCAATTTGCAATGGGTATTCGGGATCATATTCAGCGGTTCCACTCATTAATTCGTCATCATATTCGGGCCATACTGGTCTTCCTTCTTGAACAAAGGTAAACTTACCCTCTCCATAGCATCTAATCCAATCTGCATTTTTACCCCCTAGAAGCTGCTCATAATAGCCGCTAGGTAGGTGAAGCTTGTTTTCTGCATTAGGATTAACCATCCACCATTTAGCTCCTGAGAATACAAATCCATTTGCTTCTGGGTTTTCTGGTAGTTCTTTTGGACTAACTTCAAGCACGCCCCCAGGCTGGCGAAAGAAATTCCAGGGAAAACGACCCGTTATTTTATTCTTTTCAGATAAATCATGCCACCAATGGTCAGAATCTGGTGGGTTTGTATCCATCCAAATACCATGCCAGGTTGCTCCCCCATCAGCTTTTGTTGGATATCGCCCTACTCTGTGAGTTAATCCATCAATAACGGCCTTTGGCAGCTCTCTAGCTTCATTAACCCAGGCACCAGTAAGTTCTAAAGACAGTAATTTACGCACATCTTGTGGCGTAGAAAGCGCCATGAATATAACTTCGCAATCAATACCAGGAGCATTATCTCTTGTTGGCAACTTTAAATGATGTGTAATAGGTGGCTGCCAACGCATATTTCCCCAGGTATCCTCTGGAAACAACTCTTGCCAAGTTTTAATCGTTGTTGTTCTTAGCTCTGGATAAGTATTTCTAACCACAACAAAACGTGAATATCTAATACCATCCCTGGGCGAAGGCTTTTGACGAACAGCCCTCAACATTATTTCAGCAGCACAACCATAAGATTTACCACTACCAACAGGCCCCATTATTCCACGCACAAAGCTCGAATCATGCAAAAACTTCCAAACAGTAGCAGACTTAGAAAAATCTAAATTCAAACTAGGTAATTTACTCATCTTTCTCCTCATAAGCAGTAACAACAGGCCCCGTCATATTAATCCCAACAATCGAAGGTTTATCAATATTACTCTCAATATCAAGCAATCCAGACGCTTTAGCCAACACACGCAGCACAGAAACCTTATCAAACAATTCAACCGTAACACCATGCGGCCCAACCGTAACTTTCTTAATCGCAGCTAACGCTTCATCAGGTATTTTATCAATAGGCAAAACATCACCAGTATGAATATCAATAATATCCGTTACCCTGGCAGTACCCATTGCAATTAACTCAGAAGCAACAGCTTCCTTATTCTGTGCTAAAGTCTGAGAACGCCCAATTCTTCGTTGAACCATCTGAGCGCCCCCAAACCTACCAATAGGGGGAATAGGCTTCTGCTTTCCCTTATTAGCCATTAAAAGGGTATTTCATCATCTAACTGGCTTGCTATCGGTTTATTACTAGGCGCTGCTTTAAAACCCCTATTCTCATCTTGCTCAAATAACGAAACCCAAGTCTCCCCCTCCGCATTAGCCGTGGGTAAGCTATCCAACTTAATACTCATACCCCTTTCATTTTCCCAAGCTGAACCAACCTTATGCCAATAAACCTTCTCTTGACCTGGCCTTTGCTTTTTTTGAACTACATTAAATCTCTTACTCATAACTTCCTCCATATAATTATAATACTACCGATATCGCACTTACAAAGCATTAACAAGCTGTTTAATCAAATATAAAAACTTAGTCCTGGGAATAATAACAACTAACTCACCATCAACCCAAACCCTAAGACCATCAGGATAAACATGATATGTGATAATCGATTTCATGGAATTTTGTAAAATAGTTGTGTGGGCATATGTACAGTAATGCGCGACCCCCAGGGGGCAAGGGTGTCATCTATTTTAAAGCCCGTACAGCGCCCTTGTCTGTTGTTCGGGTATCCCAGGTCATAATTCATCACTTACCGCGCTCTCTGTCTATTTTAAGCAGCCCTACCGCCTGTGCGGACAGACTTATTGCCGCTTTGCCCTGGTCTTTGTATGAAATCCAGTAACCTTGGGCAATTGAACTGGTGAAAAAGTTCTTAACGAGTAACTCAAAATCTTCATATAACATAGATAACCTTCTCACATCTTCCGAGTTAGCGCCAGCTTTCTCTAGTTTATGCTGCTCGATTGCTGTGTGTTCTGCTTCAGCTACTTGCATTTGCTGTTTACTACTTAGCCTGGAACGTATGGTTTGTTCTAGTTTCACGTTAACATCATACACAACTCTATTGCTTGTGCTGCGCTGTCCTCTCCACAATGGATTAGCGTAGACCATATAACCCAAGTCTCTGAGTATTCTAACGTGATTACTTACACCGCTCCTGGTCATTCCAACGTCCTGGGCTATTCTTAATTGGCTAACAAATGTTCTCCCCATGAAATCACAATAGGAACAATACGCTGCCAACACTCTTAAAGTCTGCCCTTTAATACGTGGATCTTTTATTGCTCTGATTGGTAGGATTGCAAACTGCCTGAGATCCTTGGCTCTTAGTTCAACTGGTTTCATGTTTGTACTTCTCGATATCTTCCTGGTCAATTAAGTTAGCATTAATCAACCTTTGATATCCTTTTCC